TTGAGTTGTCTACAAAGCAGTTACAGATGCAACAACATTTTCAAGAAGCTTGTATAGAGCAGTTAAACTATATGCCGCCTATTATGAAACCTGTAGATTGGCAAACATTGATTAATCGTCTGTTAGAGAAGGCTACGACTATCGAAGTGCCAGAAGAGTTAACTATGAAGGGTCAGTTCAAAGAGTTGCTACAGACGTATTGTACAAGCCGAATAAGGGCAAGATCTCCAGAGGAACTAAATATAGGTAAGCCGTGGACGGAGAATGACCTTACATACTTCACAATAAAAGGTTTACAAGAGTTTTTAAAACAACGTGGGTTTAATCATTACACCAGACCACAACTTCAGCAAAGGTTGAGAGACTTGAATGGTGGTCAGAATTGTCATGGTGTATATAAATTAAAAGATGAGGAAACTGGAAAGTGGTCAAACATACGAGTTTGGTGGGTTCCAGAGTTCCATGAAGAAGAAGTTGAATTACCAATAGAGGAGAGCAGTGATGAATCCGACATCCCATTCTGAAGATGATGAGCTTCTCACATTAACGGATATTGTCGAATGGATAAAGGTTTCTGAGTCTACCATCTATAGATGGATGGACGAAGGCATCTTTCCAAGACCTTTGAAGTTAGGTGCGGAGAGCAAACAGAGTCCTATGCGTTGGATACGCAAGGATGTGTCTGATTGGATCAAAACAAGACCAAGGACAAAGTAATGTCAGAAAGATTGATCTTTGGGCCGCCAGGGTGTGGCAAGACGTTTACTTTAATAAACGTGGTTCGTGATGCTCTTAAAAAGGGCACACCACCAGATAAGATAGGTTTTGTGTCTTTCTCTCGTAAATCTGTTGAGGAGGCTAGAGCAAGGGTTGCTACTGAACTGAACTTAACGGAAGAAGATACTCCTTGGTTTAGAACTTTGCATTCTACGGGTTTTCAATGGTTGGGTTATAACAAAGAACAAGTCATGTCTCGATACGACTTTGGCACTGTTGGTAGTGAGGTTGGCTTAGTGTTTGACAACAGCACAGCTAGAAACAGTCAAGATGGTTTGATAAGTGTGTCAGCCAGAGAAGGTAACAAGTATCTTGAGATCATACATAGATCTATTATGAGATGTGTGTCTTTAGAAGAGCAGTTTAACGAAACAGAAGATTATACATTGCATTGGACCTTACTTAAAAAACTTCAAGTTGTTTACGATAATTTTAAAAAAGAAAACGATAAAGTTGACTTTACGGACATGATCAAACAATTCGTAGATCAAGGCAATGCTCCCTCCCTTGATCTGTTGATTGTAGATGAAGCACAAGATTTAACTCCGCTGCAATGGAAACAAGTTGAGGTTATGAAACAAAATGCTAAAGATATTTGGTATGCGGGTGATGATGATCAATGTATACACAGATGGAATGGTGTGTCTGTTGAAAACTTTATAAATGCTTGTGACAATATTGAAGTATTGAAACAAAGTTATAGGATACCTAACTCTGTTCATTCTGTTGCTGATAAAATTGTGCAAAGGATATCATATAGACAGCCTAAAGATTGGAAACCTTTTCCTAAACAAGGAAGTGTCAACTATCATTTAAGTTTGTTTGATGTAGATATTGACCAAGGTTCGTGGACAATTATGGCTCGTACAAATAAAATTGTACAAAATGTTGCTGAATCTTTGCGTGAGGATGGTTATCTTTACAGCTTGTACGGAGTACCAAGTTTAAATCAAGATATGATTAAGAACATGAAGACTTGGGAACTTCTACAAAAAGGCAGTAAGTTACCTTTACAGATGATAAGGGATTTATATTCTGCACTTCCCAAAGTGGGAGATAAGGCAAAAGTTAAACGAGGTGTTTCTAAACAGTTAGAGTTTTTAAGTTCTGATTTAATTTTAGGCTATGATGATTTGGTACAGAACCACGGAATGATTGCACCTAAAGAAACATCTTCAAGAGATATGCTGAATGTATCAAAAGATGATCGGTTTTACATGGATGCATTGACTAGAAGAGGTGAAGACTTTGAGTCTCCGAGGATTGATATATCAACCATTCATGCTATGAAAGGTGGTGAGGATGACAATATCATACTCATGTCAGAGTCTTCTCGTGCTTGTGTCAAGAATGAAAACCAAGATGATGAGCATAGAGTCTTTTATACAGGTGTTACAAGAACAAAAGAAAACTTACACATAATTGAAACGGAGTCAGAGAATAGGTATCAAATATGAAAAGAGAACAGATATTAGACAAAGCAAAGACATTAATCAGTGGTGAGAGGGCAAAGGACTATGGTGATGCTTATCTTAACCACAAAAGGATAGCCGAACTCTGGAGTCCAATACTTGATAAAGATATTACAGTTGAACAAGTGTATGCTTGTATGATTGCTGTTAAGTTATCTAGATTGATTGAAACACCAGACCATGAAGACTCGTGGATTGATATATGTGGTTACGCTGCATTAGGAGGAGAGAAGAATGAGAGATAACAGTACAATGCATTTTCTTGAACGTCTTGAACTTGACCAGATGGAAAATGATTGGACACCTCCTACTGAATTTCCAGATTTAACAAATTGTAAATATATAGCCATAGACTTAGAAACAAAAGATCCAAATCTTAAAAAGCTAGGTCCAGGTTGGGTACGCAAAGACGGATATGTGGTTGGTATAGCTATCGCAGGTGGTGATTTCATGGGTTATTATCCTATACGGCATGAAGCAGGTGGCAATCTTGCAGAGGACAGAGTTATGTCTTGGCTAAAGGATCAGTTAAACACTCCTAACATTCCAAAGATTATGCACAACTCCATGTATGATATGGGATGGCTATATGCCTCTGGTGTTGATGTAAAGGGCAAGATCATAGACACAATGGTTGCTGCACCTCTGGTAGATGAGAATAGGTTTTCCTATGCTCTGAATGCTCTAGGGCGGGATTACATAGACATGAGAAAAGATGAAAAGCTTTTGAGGGCAACAGCCAGTGATTGGGGTATCGATGCTAAAGAAGAGATGTGGCGATTGCCTGCAAAGTTTGTTGGTGCATATGCCGAGCAAGATGTAATTATGACGTTAAAATTATGGGATAGATTGCACACGGAGATTACATCACAAAGTCTTGAGACAGTGTTTGATTTGGAAACAAGCTTAATACCCGTTGTTATGGATATGAGAAAGAAAGGTGTAAGGGTAGATCTTGATCAAGCTGAAAAAGCAAGAAAAAAATTAATTAAAATAAAAGATGATTTAGTTCTTGACATAAAGAAAGAAACTAGTCTGGAAGTATTACCCTGGGTGGCAACAAGTATTGCATCTGTGTTTGACTTTTACAAAGTGCCTTACGGACGGACAGAGAGCAACAATCAGCCGTCTTTTACAAAAGCTTTTTTACAGACTTGTGAACATCCTATTGCATCAAAGATACTGAAACTAAGAGAAGTTGATAAAGCAAACAATACGTTTATCGATAGTATACTAAGATACGAGCATAAAGGCAGAATACATTGTGAGTTCCATCAGTTAAGATCAGATGACGGAGGAACAGTCACTGGCCGTTTTTCTTCTTCTAATCCAAATCTGCAGCAGATACCCGCTAGAGATCCAGAGATTAAATCTTTGATAAGAGGTTTGTTTCTACCAGAAGAAGGTACAAAGTGGGGTAGCTTTGACTATTCGAGCCAGGAGCCAAGGTTATTGGTTCATTATTGTGCGAGTCTTGGTGAAGATAAACATCCCAAGATTGATGAACTTGTAGAGCAGTACAATACAGATGACCCAGACTTTCATCAGATGGTGGCAGATATGGCTGAGATTAATCGTAAACAAGCCAAGACAGTTAACCTTGGTATTATGTATGGTATGGGCATAGGTAAGTTGGCAAACACTCTAGATATAACAAAAGAGGAAGCCAAAGATTTGTTAGCTAAATATCACTCCCGTGTGCCGTTTGTAAAAGGTTTGGCAGACATGGTTTCTTCCAGAGCATCTAAATACGGACAGATACGGACTATCTTAGGTAGACGTTGCCGTTTTAATTTATGGGAGCCTAATAGTTTTGGTTATAAGAAACCTTTGAAGTATGAAGAAGCACATAAGGAGTATGGACCTAGTATACGAAGAGCTTTTACTTACAAGGCATTGAACAAACTTATACAAGGCAGTGCTGCAGATCAAACAAAGAAAGCTATGGCAGATTGCTATGAAGAAGGATTTTGTCCATTGATCACTGTACATGATGAACTGTGTTTTAGTATAGAGTCCGAGGATCAAGCATCGAAGATCAAGGAGATTATGGAAACGGGTCTTGAACTAAAAGTTCCAAGTAAAGTTGACCAAGAGTTAGGTGATAATTGGGGAGAGGTTGGTTA